GTCGGCCTCTGCCGGCGGGTTGCCCCCACCGACGGCGCCGGAGGTCCACGAATCCCACGGGGACGCCCACGGGGAGAGGCCAACCAAGCCCGCCGCGTCCGATGCGCCCACCTCGAAGGCGGGGGCGCCGCTGCGGCGGTCGGCCATCCATTCGGCGCGGGTCTGGTAGATGCGAAGGCTCATGCGGCATCCCGAGCGGCGGCCCGCAGGGCGGCAATCTGACGGGCCGTCAGGCTGTGGCAGGTGGTCCAATGGTCGGCCACCACGTCCCACGCTTGGACGGTGCCCGTCCCGAGGGCCACGCGGAAGCGGCGGCAGTTCGAGCCATCGCCGAAGGTGCGAACCGCGCGCGCCGTCCGAAGCTCGATGTGGCGCTGTGCGAACCAAACGGACTGGTCCGAGCGGTCGGTGGCCATCTTCCAGACTGACCCCACGTCGCCCTCCCCGCGGCCCGGGGTCGCGTCAGCGAACGCATACTCGACAATATGCCCCTGGAAGCGGCGGGGAACGTCAAACCTGACGTTATCGGGCACGTTGGAAGCGTCGCAGCGGAGATAGTAGGCGTCGGTGATGGTGGCGGTCATGGCTTGCTCCTGTTGGGTGGTGGGGGCGGTCAGACGGAGGCGCGGGCGGCGGCGTCGGCGGCAACCTCTGCGGCGGCCTTGGCCTCGTCGGCGGCGGCCCAGGCGGCGGCGTCGGCGGCGGCGTCGGCGGCGCCCCCGGCGGTGGCCTTGGCGGCGGCGGCGGCGGCGTCGGCGGCGGCTTTCCAAGCGGCGGCGGCGGCGAGGGCGGCGGCGGCAACGCGAAGGCGCTCGATGGCGAGGGTGCGGGTGGCGGTCATGGTGGCTTCTCCTGTTCGCCGGGCGGCTCCATCGCCCCCGGACACAAACATCATATGCTCGCACCCCGCGCCCGTCAAGCGGTTGACATACGCTTGACAAGTCACCCGGCGGCGCGGGAGAAGAGCGACAACGCCCGCTCGGCATCGGCCAGCGAAAGCCCGCCCGTAGACGCGCTTTCCAACCGAAGCAGCGCCTTCGCCAGCGCATCGGGGCCGTCGTCATGCGCGCCGCCGGGCCATGCCTCCGTCTGCCGGAGAGCTTCCCGGCCGCCCTCATGCGAGCGGATGGCGGTCGAAAGCACGGCCACGCCGTTATTCAGCAGCGGAACCACGCCGGAAATGCAGGCGTCCTTAGCCCGGGTTTCGTGGATGGCGACGGGCTCCATCGTGGACGGGAGGCCGGCGGCTTTGCGTTTGCGGCGCATATCGGCGTGGTATTCGCCTTGGAGACAGGCGCCCCCGCCGCCGTTGCTTTCGTAGATGACCTCCACGGCGGGGATGCCGGCGGCCCGCCACCGCGCCCACGCGGCCCACGCCCGTTCGGCTTGGTCTTCGGGCTCTTCGCGGACGGCCGACCATTCGAGCACCACGTACAGCCGTTCACCCGTCGCGCGGTCGTCTCGCATCGCCACCACGGCGAAGCCGGCGAAGTCGCGGGCGGTGCTGCCCTTCTTGCGGCTTGTGGTCGGGTCGAGGTGGACCACCGCGCGGGAGAAAGCCGGAAGGGGGATGCGCCGGGCGGTGTCTCCGTAGCCAATGACGACATCCCGCCCGTCCAGCGTACACCACCGGAACGAATCGGGGCGGAATGCGCCGCCGCCCGAAGCAATCGGCGCGTTCTGTACGTCTTTCAGAAAGCTCGGGAGCCCAATCGAAACAAGCCGGAGCATCGCCCGGTACAGCGGAAGCCGGTGAGGGTCGAGCACTTCGGCCCCGGCGTCCATTTCGTCGCGGTGCTGCCGGTAGAAGTCGAGGGCGGCGCGTTCGCGCTCCCGGGCGGGTGAAGCCGGGTCCGTCAGGAGCGCCCGCCATTCCGCCCATCGGCTGCCCTCCTGGATTTCGCCCGATTCGACGCCGACGGGCCAACGCACAATCCCGCGGAAGGACGCGCCATCCCAAGCCGGGTCACGTTGGAGACGCGCCGACACCGCGTCGGGGTGAAGCCGGGTCGCCATGAGGCAGACCGCCAAGCCGCCGCCCTGCGGCCCCAAGTTTAGAACGTCCGAGTTCAGCTTTTCGTGCATCGCATCGCGCGCGGCCATGCTGCCCACGTCGTCTGGCTTTTCGAGGTCGTCAAGGAGAACCAGCGTTGGCCGGTGCGTCCCACGAAGAAGGCCCCGGATGGTGCCGCCAATCGAACGGACGGAGACATAGGAGACGCCCGCGGGGAAGCCAAGGACGGCCCCACGCTTGACCGCGCCATCGCCCATGTTGCCGGTCCATCCCACGTCGCCATAGAGCGCGGCCAGCATCGGCGACGCGGCGGGGTGGCCGGGGCTCAGCATCGCTTGGAGCGAGACGGAAAGCGCGGATGCGTGCGCGGACTCCGGGCCGATGATGACGACGTAAGGTTCACGGCCCGAACGCACCGCCCGGTCAAGCGCAGCAATCGCAACCGAGGTTTTGCCGGTCCCGCGCGGCGCCTCCCACGCCGACCGCGCGATGGGGTCGGCCTCGGCATCGGCCCCGGCTTGCGCGGCGCGGAGGTCGAACGGCGGCAGAGAATCGAACCAAGCCAAGATGGCACGGTGCGACGGGGCGAAGGGCGCGGCGGCAATCCCCGGCCAGCAAAGCGCCATGTATGCGGCCAAGTCGCGGTCGCAGCGGAACCGAAGCCACGCCAGCCCGGCGGGGCCCGACGCGGCGGCGGCCGTCACAAGGTCGGCCAGCGGAAGCCGGAGGATTTCGGCGGGCGTCATGCGAATAGCCCCCGCTGTTCCGGTGGTGTCCATGCGGGCGGGCGGTTCATCGTGACCCATTCCGCCTGCTGCTTCGAGAAGGTGCGCTTGCTGCCTGCCCGCTCCCCGTCCACGCGGACGGCGTGCCAGCCCTCCGCGGTGAGGTCCGCGATGGGCTCAGCCTCGGAGATGGCGACCGTTGCCCCCGCGTCCGCCCACCGCCGGGCAAGGGCGACCACCTCCGAGCGCGGGAGGTCGTGACCGTAGCCAGTCGTCCCCACGTAAGGCGGGTCCATGTAGGCGACCGTTCCGGGCGGGAGGTCGGGGCCGGGCTCGATGCCGCGGGCGTCGGGGGTGATGGTGGCGGGGAGGGTGGGGAGGTCATCCGTGCGACAAGCAAGCCCGACACCGGTAAGCGACGCAACCCAACCCGGGTCAACCGCGCGCCGCGCCGCCGGCCTGTCTGGACCCATGTAGCGACCATTATTGACCCACGCTTCGATATTGAGCCACCGCGCCACCTCCCGCGGGTCCACGCGCCGGGCGTCGGCCTCCACGATCGCCGGCATGTCGCCGACGCTGGCCTCGAACTTGGCCGCAAGGTCCACGGCCGGGGTGCAGAACTCATCCCCGCCGAAAGACACGCCGCCGATAGTGTGCTCGCCACCATCGCGTGCCGCGTTGACCCAGCGCCCATCGTCGGCCCACCGCCCGGGGATAAGTCGGTTCGCGGTGATGAGCCGCGCCCACCGCGCCACCTCCCCGGCCTCCACGCCCCGCGGCGGCCCCTCTGCCCGTAGCCTCTCCCACAGCGCCCGGGGCTCTTCGTCAACCCATCCGCGGATGATGGCGGCCGCCTCCTGAGCCAAGCCAGGGTCACGGTAGGCCTCCAACAAGAGCCGCACCCCGGGGTCAGGCTCACACCAGAGGTAGTGCGCCGCGCCTTGGCCTGGCCGAAGCCCGAGCACCCGGAGGATGGCATCCGCGTACCCGGTCTTCGCCCCCATGCGGGAGACGGGCGGCCGGGCGTGGCGGCGGTGAAGCCGGAGGCTAAGCGCGGCGGTGCCGGCGCACAACTCGACAAAGAGGGGACAGGTCATTCGTTGACTTCCCCCGTCGGTTCCGGCGCGGGCGCGGGCGCGGAGAGCGCGTCAAGCTCGCAATCCGGGGAGCACCACGCGGCGAAGTATTCGGCGGGCGCCATGAAGGTTTGCCCGCAGCGGCAGCACGTAGCAACGGTGGTCACGACTCCCCCATCACGCGGCGGATGGAGTCGGCCCGCGCCGCTTCGGCGACAAGCGCGGCCATCGTCGCGGCGGCGGGGTCGGCCTCGGACTCTGCCCCGCCCCAAAGCTGCGGATAATCAGCCCAAAGTTTCGCCACGGAGGCGAGTTTGGTAGGGTCGGGCGCCGACGATTCGGCAAGCGACCGCGCCGCGTTGGCGACGGCCTGCCGGAGCAAGGCGCCCACCTCGTCACGGCCGGGGATGCCGGCGGAATCCAGAAGGGCGAGGGCATCGGCCACCTCGGCTTGCGCCTCCCCGATGCGGGAGGTCGGGCCGTCGGCGGTCTTCACGCGGCACCATCCCGACGGCCGACGGCGGCGGCGATGGCGGACGCGGCGTAGACGGCGGGGCGCTGGCCGGCGGCGCGGGCGCGGTCCACGATGGCGGCCATCTCGCCCGCGTCAAGGTGCACGTCAACGGACACGCGGACGGCGGGCGGCGCCGGGTTGGCCGAAAGGCTGCGGCGCTCCCGCCAGATGCGCACGGCTTGACGAGACACGCCCCACCGGGCGGCAAGGTCGCAATCGCGGAGGCCGGAAGCATGGTCCGCGCGGCGGGCGGTGTCTACGGAATCGGGAAGGTCGCGAAGGGTCATGGGTTCACCGGGGCGGGAGAGGGGCGGCGCATGAGGCGGGCGGCGGCGTCGGCCTGTTTCCTGGCTTCCGCGATTTCGGCCGCCATTTCCGCCCGGCGGTCTTCGCGCCGCAGGCGGGCGAAGGTGCGTTCGAGGCGGACGGCGCGGGCCACGGCGGCGCCGTAGACGGTCGCCGGGTCGGCGTCGGCCGGGAGTCGCGCGCGGTCGGCGGCCTCCCGCAGTTCGCGGGCGAGACGGAGATAGGCGTCAGCGGAGGCCGGGTCAACGCCCCCGCGGCGCGCCGACACTTCGGCGACGCGCGCAAGCTCGGCTGCGGCGTGGGCGCGGGCGGTGTCGCTCATTCCAGCTTTTCCCGCGAAAGCGCAGAAACGTGGACCGTGAACTGCATCCACGTCTCGCACGAGAGAACGATGGCGAGGCCGGAATCGTCCGGGTGGAGCCCGCGGAAGTTGACGCGCATCACGCCGCCTGGACCGCTCAGCCAGACGATATCGCCGGGGCTCACGCGCCCACCAGAAGGGCGCGCGCCACGGCGGCGACGGGCCGGCGCTCGATGGCGGCGCGGTCCACGATGGCGGCCGCCACGTCCGGCGCAAGCGAGACGCGGAGACGGGCGCGCGGCGGTGGCGCGGGGTTCGCTGGCAGCCCGGCGCGCACACGGGCGGCGCGGGCGCGCGGCAGGGAGAGGCCAAGGGCGGCGCCGATTTCGGCGTCGGAGAGGCCGCGGGCGTGAAGGTCGTGAAGCGTGGTCATGGCCTTACCGTAGCACCGTGCCCCGGGCGCGTCAAGCGGGGCGCCTCTGCTACCAGAAACAGGTAGCGGCGACAGGGGTATTACCTTGTTGCTACACTCCCGCGGTATCACTTGGGCCGGCCGAAACGCGGCGGACGGTCGGCGTAATCCGGGAGGGTGCTGGTTGCAGATACGCTCTGCTACGCGCTACCGGAAAAGGGTACATATGTAACGGGGAGAAGGAGGGGTGAGGAGGGGCCCGGGGGTCGCGCGCGCGAAGGGGTATGTGTTTTTGGCGTAGCAGGTGTAGCAGCGCCGAAAATGACGCTTTGACTACGTGTATCGTGCTACCGTCCCCCTGGTAGCATGCGCGTAGCAAGTGTAGCAGTAGCATAAAAGGTATAGAGAAAGAGAGAGAGAAGGGGAGTGCCGCTGCGCGGCGCCGTGCCGGTCGTTCCTTGGCTTTCGCTATCTCACGCCCCGTCGAGACGTAGTAGCGCCCTGCTACACCGCTTGACGGCTACGGGGCGCCGCGCTACCCTGCCAGCATGCCCGCTTACTACAATGAACACGACCCCTTCGCCGCCGCCTGGCTGCGCGCCCTGATTGCCGCCGGCCACCTTCCGGCCGGCGACGTGGACGAAAGGAGCATCGCCGATGTCCGTCCAGATGACCTTGTGGGATACCGCCAAGCTCACTTCTTCGCGGGAATTGGGGGCTGGCCCCTCGCCCTCCGACTTGCCGGCATCCCCGACGATGCGCCCGTCTGGACCGGTTCCTGCCCCTGCCAGCCATTTTCCGTTGCAGGGAAAGGCCGGGGCACCGCCGACGAGCGCCACCTTTGGCCCGAAATGCGCCGCCTCGTCGCGGAGTGCCGCCCTGCAATCGTCCTTGGAGAGCAGGTTGCGGGCCGCGCCGGGCTTGACTGGCTCTGCGCTGTACGCCTTGACTTGGAAGGTCTGGGATATGCCGTCGGGGCCGCCGATTTGTGCGCTGCGGGGGTCGGTGCGCCGCATCTTCGACAGCGCCTTTACTGGGGCGCCGTGGCCGACGCCGGACGCCGGGGCGATGAACGACGGCCAGCCGTGGGAGGCGAACCAAGCGCGCCGGGACCGGATGCGAGAGCGGCACCACAACGGGAACGGGGCGGGGCTTACGCTTGCGGCGGCAGCTCAGGCGGCGGGATGGCCGACGCCCACGACGCGCGACTGGAAGGACGGCGCAGCGGACGGGACGGCGCCGCCGAACGGGCTGCTCGGCCGGGTGGCGTGGGAGGCGAAAGGCCCCGCGCGACTCACAGCGGATGGGCGGATTCTGATTGGCTCGGATGCCGGGATGGGAAATGGCGGCCGGTTGGACCCGGAACATTCCCGCTGGCTGATGGGATACCCGCCCGCGTGGGACGATTACGGGGCTACGGTAATGCCATCGTCCCGCAAATCGCGGCGCAGTTCGTGACGGCGCTGCTCGGTTGACGGGCGCCGGGCGCCGCGCTACCCTTCCCCGGTGAGGTGCGTATGGGATGGATTGACGATGTGCGACAGGCGCCCGTGGCGCGCGCGGTGGCGGGGCTCGGACTGCCCGCCCGAACGGCGCACGGCCGCACGACGTTCGGCCCGTGCCCGGCCTGCGGCGCAACCCGGCGGGGCGGCGCGGACCCGCGGCCCCCGGTGGCCGACCTCGGACGCGCGTGGCATTGCCACGCCTGCCAAGCGAAGGGCGGCGCGCTCGAAGTCGCCGCCGCGTCCATCGGCGCCGACCTCCGGGCCGGGTCCGCGGACTGGCCGCGCCTGCGCGACCTCTGCGCATCCCTTGGCCTGTGCGAATACGCCCACGCCCCGGGAGAGGCCAAGAAGGCCCCCACAATCGCCCGCGCTCCCGAGCCGCCCCCGGCACCGCCCGAACGGCTTCCCGCGTCCCAGGTGGCCGCCCTGTGGGACGCCGCGTGGCCCTGCGACTCCGGCGCCGCCGCCGGGTGGTGGGCCGCCCGTTCGGCCCGCGACGGATGGCGCGGCGACCCCGTGGCGCGCGCCGCCCGGGCGCGGTCACTTTCGGTGGCGCGGGTCTGCCCGCCCGGCGTCTGCGAGGTGGGCGATACCATCATCGCCCCGCCCGATTGGGCGCGGGTAGGCCGGGTGACGTGGGGCGAGGGGTGGCCGCTCTTGCTCCCGGTCTACGACGCGCGCGGGGAGCTTGTGGCGCTCCGGGCGCGGCGGTGCGCGTGGACGGCCGATGGCGAGCCGAGGGGGCCGCATCGTTGGAGCGGTGATTCTTGGCTTCCCTACGCCGGCCCGGATGCCAAGGAAGTCTCGCCCATCGGCGGCGGATGCCGGGGCGCGGTCTACGCCGACCCCGCGGCCGTCTCCGTCCTTCGCGGCGGGGGCGCCTTCCGCCCCGGTGACCCCGTGCTTTGCGGCCGGGATTGGTCCCCGGGCTCCGTGGTTTGGTCTGGCCGCGCCGTCATTGTCGAGGGCGGCCCCGATTTCCTCCGGGCGGCCACCGCCGACGGCCGCCTGCGGCTCGCCAAGTCGGGCGAGTTCTACGAGGTGGACGCGGTTTTCGGAGTCTGGCAGGGCGCATGGCCCGCCGACGGCCCCGGATTTGACATCGCGGCGACCCTCCGACACGCTACGCTGGTTCAGATTTCGACGGACGCGGACGGCCCGGGGGAGAAGTACGCCGCCGCCATCGCCGCGACGCTGGACCGCTTCACCATCCCGAACAGGAGAAAGCCATGAGCAGCAGCATCGATGATTTCTTCGTGGAAGACGAGCCCGCGCCCGTCACCCGGCCCCGGCTTGTGCCCGCGGGCGAGGCGCCGCCGACCTTCGCCCCGCCCGGCCACGTCGCGCCGCCGCCCGGCGGGTGGGCGGTGGATGAATCGGGCGTCTGGAAAGAGACGAGAGACGAGAACGGCTCCCGTTTCCTCATGGTCTGCCCGCGCGCGGTCCACGTCCAACGGCGCATCGTGGACATTGACGATGGCGCCGCGATGCTCGAAGTGTGCTGGCACGATGGCCGCGGGTGGCGCAGCATCACGCGCCCCCGGTCGGCGTTCCTTGACAGCCGCAAGCTTGTGGCGCTGGCCGATGACGGATTGCCCGTCTCGTCAGTCAACGCGCGCGGGGTTGTCGAATACATCGGCGCCTATGCCGAGTCTGACGAAGTGCCTCTTGGCCGGGTCGCGCGCCGCTGCGGGTGGACCGGCCCTGATTTCGCGGGCTTCATTTTCGGGAGCGAATGCATCGGGGAAGCCGGGGGCGAAGCGGTCGAGCTTTACGCCCCCGACCTCCCCGCGCCCGTCCACGCCGTTGGGAGCGCCGGCACCCCGGACGGGTGGCGGCAGCTTGGGCCGGTGCTGGCCGACCTCCCCATCGTTTGGCTTGCCATCCTGGCTTCCGCCGCGTCCCCTCTCGTCTCCGTCTATTCGCAGGTGGGATGGATTCTCGACATCTGCGGCTACACTTCGCGCGGAAAGACGACGGCGCTAAACGTCGCTGCGTCGGTTTGGGGGCGCCCCGGTGAACAGGGCTACATCATGCCCTGGACCGGCACCGCGACATACAAAGAGCGCGCCGCCGCCGCCCTCAAACATCTTCCCGTCATGCTGGACGATAGCAAGAAAGTCCCCGAACGGGAGCGGGAAGCAACCATCGGGAGCACCCTCTACGTCCACGCCAGCGGCATCGGCAAAGGCCGGGGGACCGTGACCGGCGTCCAACGCTCGGCATCGTGGTGTTCGTGGATGCTTTCGACGGGGGAGGCCGAAATCACCAGCTACGCGCCGAAAGACGACGGCGCCCGCGCCCGTACCATCGTAGTCCGGGGCGAGCCCTTGGGGGCCGACGGCGCCGCCCGCGCCGCCGCCATCGCGCGCATCATCGGGCCGGAGTGTCGCGCGCCCCACTACGGCCACGCCGGGCCGGCGGTCATCCGGTGGGCGCTCGCCCGCGGGGCGGACGCCGTGCGCGCGCGGTGGGCCGACCTCCGGGACCACTACGCGGGGCAGCTTGCCGCGGACGCGGGAGCCGTCGCCGGGCGCTTGGGCGCGGCTGTGGCGTCTCTTCGGCTGGCTGCGGAGGCCATGACGGACGCCGGCTTCCCCGTGCCCGTTGCCGATGGCGGCGAATACGCGGCGGTCCTTGTCGCGCTCGAAGGCGCCCGGCGCAGCGGCCAGGACGCCGACAAGCCGCGCGCCACCTTGGCGGCGGTCTGGACCCGCGCTGTTGCCGCCCGCCATCGCTTCTGGCATTCGGCCGCCGCGGACCCGCCGCCGGACGGGTGGGCCGGCGCGTGGGATGCCACGGAGGCGTGGGCGCAGGTGGCCGTGCGCCCGGATGTGCTGGACCGCTGGCTAACGGAGGCGAGCGCCGACCGTGGCGCCGTCATCGGCGAATGGCTTGCGCGCGGTTGGCTTCTGCCTGACGCGCAAGGGCGCGCCACGCGGAACGTGCGCATCGCGGGATTGCAGGCTCGATGCTACGTTTTCCCGCGGGCCGTGCTCGAAGACGTGGCTGGTTAGTTGTCAGGAGATTGTCAACCGCTTGACGCTGGACGGGGGCCGCCATACTGTGTGAATGTCGGCGGGCGGTGGGCCCGCGACATTCCCCCGGAGTCTCCCATGACCGCCTCTCACCGCTACGTTGTTATGACCGCCGCCGCCAAGATGCCGAACTCCTGCTGGGGCCGCTACCGCCGCGTGGCCGTGGTCGAACTTTCGCCTGACTTCGACGGCCGCCCGGCGTTCATCGGCGACCGCGCCCGCGGCGTTGCTCGCATCGTCGCCACCTGGGAACGCTGCCACGCCGGGCGCTACGCGGAAACCACCGGCCGCACGGCTTATGCCCGCGCCTACCGCGCTGCGTTGGCGATGGCCGCCACCCTCAACGCCTGACGCCACGCGCCCCGGACGGGGCGCCCCGTGATGGCCCGGTCGCCGGTCTATCACGGGGCGCGACGCCCACCAAACAGGAGCAAGCCATGGAACTCACCCGTTCGACCTACCTTCTTTCCTGCTACGTCTCCACGTACTCCCGCGGCGGCAAGCTCACCGACTACGACGCGGCCAAGGTGGCTTGCGCCGCCGGCGCCAGCATCGCCGACGTTTACACCGCCGCCGCCGCCCTCGGCGTCTCCATCGTGTCGGCCTGCGAGGATCACGACACCGACGCCCCCGGCATCGGCGACTGCGAAGGGCGCGACGCATGACGCCGCTTCCCTACCCGCCCGCCCGCGCCGCCCTCGGCATCCTGGCCTTCGCCGCCGCCATCGGCGCCACCATCGCGCCCGCCCCGTACCACGTTGCCTGGATTCCGCTCGCCATCGTCGGCGCGTGGGGTCTTGGCGCCTTCCTCCCGGACTAACCGCCATGCGCTACCATCCCGACTACTCCCCCGAACTCGAAGACGGGCCCGCCCGCCCGCGCTTCTGCCGCCGCCCCACCGAGTATGGCCCCTGCGGCGCGTGCCAGGATTGCGCGCCGGAGACGGACGCGGAAGCCGAAACCGAAGAGGCGCCGCGCCTCACCGCCACGCGCGCGGAGCTTCGTGCCGCGCTTGGATTCTTCCCGGCCGACCGGGACGCGCTCCCGGCCGGCGCCGCCGAAGACGAACTCGACGTGGCCGCCCTCTGGCCTTCGCTGTCTGTCGAGGGCGCCATCCGTACCCTTGGCGCGGCGCATCCCCCGGAGCGCGCCTTGGCCGTCGCCGTCGCCACCGCGGAGGCCATCATGGCCCGCTATGTCCCGCCGGACGAAGACGAAGAGCGGCCGGAGTTTCCGAGGCCCCCCGCCGAAACCTTCGCCGACGCCTGCGCGGCGCGTGATTGGTGGATGACCGTCGCGGCCCGGGGCGAGCGCCCGTCAGACGCCTACATGGCCTCCCAACGCCACCTCGTCGCCGGCTTGGCCTCCGCCATCGCCGCCGCCGTCCTTGGCGCCGACCCGGCCGACGAGCGCCGCCGCCAGCGTGCCGACCTCTTGGCCGCCTTGGAGGTGACGCCGTGAAGGCGTGGACGGCCAATGACGAGGTGCCGATCGACCCGGCCGGGGCCGTGCCCTACGCGGCGGTCACACCGGCCGCCAAGTCGGCGCACGGGCTGCGGCTGCGCGTCGCCAACCTCGAAGCGGCTCTCGAACGCGCAGAAGCCAACGCGGCCGATGCGCGGCGGGAGCACCGGGCGGCGCGGGTCGGCGAACGGGTGGCCGTTGTGCTCTTCCTCCGTCGGGAGGCGGGGCGATTGGTGGGGCAGAACCTCGCCAATGCCATCGCGGTTTCCGCCCTGGCCGACGCCATTGAGGCGGGCGTGCATCGCCCCGGGGGTGACCCGTGACGTGGGCCGCCTGGACCGCCGCAGAGCTTCGCCGTGGGCTCGAAATCGCCGCCGACACCGCCCTTTCGTGGCGCAAGGTCGGCGCGGTCATGGCCTCCGAGGGCTACGCCCTGCGCGGGCCGCAAGCCGTCCGCAAAACGCTTGTGCGCGCCGGGGCGCCGGTTCGTGCTGATGTGCGCCGTAAGCGGGCGCCGGAGGATGCGCCGTCCAAGCGCGCGGAGCCCATCGGCACGTTGTCCTTCGACATCTCTGCACCGTCGCGCGTCACGGTGTCGGCCATCGCGGGCGGAATCCGAGTGCATGTTCGGCCCATCCGCGGCGAATAACCCGCGGCGCTTGCCTTATGGCGGGCGCCGTGCTACCATTCATTCAGGGTGCAGTATGGACTTCGATTCGTTGGTGCTCCCGCCGTGGACTTGGCGGGACGTTGGGACCGCGGAAAAGCGCATCGTCGCGCTTTCGATTTGCGGGGCGGTGCGCTGGTATCTGGAAGAAGAGCGCGGCGGCGCATGGAGCGCGTATCCGGCGCGCGCGGTCGATAACGTGACGGCCTATGACATGCCGCCCGAACGCTTGGCCGCGTGGCTTACGCGGGTGACGCTGTGACGCCGGGCCGGATGGAAGTTCGCAGCATCTACGAGCTTCTACTTTTCGACCTCGCCTTCGCCCGCTGGTCCCGTTGGCGGGCCCGTTCCGCGATGGTGGCGGGCCATCGTGGCGACGCGGCGGAACACTTGGGGCAAGCCAGGGCGGCATTCCAACGCGCGGAAGTCGGCTTCGCATCCCTGTCTGCGCTTGTCGCCGAATCCACCGGCGCCGACCTTGCCGACGTTCATCGGCATCTCGGAAAGGCCGCCGAAGCCATCGAAGAGGGGCGCCGGTACACCCGCGATTTTCATCCCGAGGAAACCCATGCTAACCGTCGGCGTTGACCCCGGCGTTGACGGCGCCGCCGTCGCGCTCCGTTGGGATGGGCCCTTCGCCCTCCCGGTTTATGCGGCCCGATTCTCGGACCACTACCGCCCGCGTCCCCGTGCCCGCGCCCATGAGCGCCAAGCCGAAATGGTGCGCGCGCTGGCCGACGTTTTCCGGGCGGCGCGCACCGCCGTCAACGCAAGCCCGGAGCCGCTTATCGTCGCGGTCGAGGCCGCCGCCGGCCGCCCGGGGCAAGCTCAGATTGCGCAGGGCGCGAACGCCGGCATTGCCGCCGCCCTCGCTTTCGGCCTTGATGCCGACCGCTACGAAGTCATTGACCCCGCCGCGTGGACGCGCCACCTTGGCTTGCATGGCGAGCCCGGCGCGCGCAAGACCACGTTGACCGCCCTTCGGCTTTCGTGGCTTCGCTCCCGCCATCCGCGCGTCGCGGATTTCGTCGGCGACCATGACGGCCTCATTGATGCCGCCTGCATCGCCTTGTACGCCCGTGAAATGCCGGTCTGACCCCGGCCAAACCAGAACAGGAGAAGCCAGATGACCTACGCTCGCAAGTATTGGGATTCCGCCGATTACCGCGTCGGCCTCGAAATCGCCGCGGACACGTCGCTTCCGTGGGCCAAAGTCGCCGCCGAAATGACCGCCCGCGGGCGCCCGCCCCGTTCGGCGCGCGCCGTGGCGAACGCCCTCCGTCTGGCCGGCGCCCCGCTGCGCGACGTGGCCACCACCGAAGCGGAGCCCGCGCCGCTCTTCCCGACCCCGGCTTCCGCCCCGGCGGCCCTTCCCGACGCCGTGGCCGCCTTCGTCGCGCACGTCCGCGCCACCGCCCGCGCGGAGGTGTTCGCCGCCATCCGCGCCGCGCTGGCCGAAATCGAGGCCGCCCCATGACCCCGCGCCTCTGGCAGTCCATCACCGAATACCGCGGTCGGTGGAAATGGTCGGCCCGATATTTCGCCTATGGTGACCCCGTGCCCTACGAGGTTCACGCCACGGCGCCCACCCGGGAGGCGGCGGAAGCGGCCCTCTTCGAATGGATGCGGAGGTTCGGATGAGCACCGACCGGGAACAGCTTGCGGCCCTTGCCGCCCGGCTTGCGCCCGAGCCCGACCCCGTGCCCGCCGATGGCGACGTTTGGGCCGAAATCATCGCGCGGACCTCGGACCCGCGGTTGCGCGCGTTGTACGTGGAACGTCGGGCGCAGGGAATCGCGCGGTACGGCGTGCCGCTCCAACGCTCGAACGGGCGAAATCATGCCGTGGACGCGCTGCAAGAGGCCGTGGACCTCGTAGCCTACTGCACCGCCGCCGACCTCCCGGGTCTGGCCGGATACGCGGAAGCCGTGGTCCGCTGTCTGGTTTCCGTCGCGGAACTCGAAGCGTTCACCGGAATCAAGCCGGGATAGCCGGTCATTGCGATTGCGCGGGATAGCCGGTCATTGCGCGGGATAGCGGTCATTGCGCGGGTAGGAAGACCAACCGACCCCGCGCCGTCCGGCTTCCCCAATCGACCTCTTCGGGAATCCAGACCGCCGGGGTATCCTGCGCGGTCGCGCCGCCCCCGATGGGGATGGCGGCCGACGTGACGCGCACGATATCGCCCGGCACCCAACCGACGGCGGCGCCCCAAAGCTCCACGCCTTCGACCTCGAAGGCCACGCGGCACGCCCACGGCGCCACGCGGCGGTCAAGGTCTTGCGCGATGGGCGCGGTTTCGCCAATGACGTGCTGGTTTAGGTCCAGCGGCGCGGGCGAATACTGCGCGGGGCGCGTGACCGGCCGGAGGTTGGACCGGCCTAAGACGTACACTTCCGTCGGATTCCCGGCGGCGCCGACGGCGTGGTACGTGGCGTGCGAGAAAGGCAGCGCCCGATATTCGGCGTCGCAACCGGCGGCCCGGATTTTGTGCCTCCCGAGCGCGACGATGTTGGAGTCGTTGACAACGCCGGCTATGACGGTCGCGCCAGCGGAAGCCGGAACGATGGCCGCCCGCAAGGTCAATTGGCCTTGGCGCGTGACGGGCCAGATTCCGAGGGGCGCGGCCCATGTGTAAAGGTCCGCGCCGGACTCCCATTCCACGCGGGTCTGAATCGCGGTCCACGGGTCCGAGCCAACCGAAGAGGTGTAGACAAGCGCCGACCATCGGTTCGCATCGGTGGCGTCAATCTCCCCGTAGGGGATGCCTTGCGCCCACGCGGCCGGGAGGCGGTCATAGGGCCCGTTCGCCAGGGATACGCCGGTCGAAGTCCAGACGGACTGGATGACCGTGAAGGGATGCCCGGCAACCACGGCGACGGGGTAGACCTCGGAAGCGATGGCGTAGGACGTGGCGAACGGCGGATTGGCCGGCGTCCCGCCCGGCATCTGCGGATAGGTCAGGGTTTGCAGTTTGGTGCTGGTCTTCGCCGCGAAATAGACGAAGCCCTCCGTCCCATTGGCCTTCGCCAGCACCGCCGCCGCAATCGGCGTCGAATTCGCGAAGTCATAGCCGAGTGTGAAAGACGTGGTGCTCCCCACGTCAAGCTCAGTCGAAACGCCAGGGGTGAAGCCGGATGCGAGCGTTGTATATTCGGCCTTGACCGTCGTTAGCGTGAAGTCGTCAAACGGGACCATTCCAAGTCGGACCCGCTGCGGCGCCTTCCGGCCCACGCCGTCGAAGAGCGGCGCCGGGTAGGTGCTCCCGGTGGGGATGCGGTCGAGGGTGTAGGCGACCAAATCCGAAACGTCGATTCGGACCCTGGTTTGGTCGCCAAGGCCGCCCATCGAATAGTCGAGGATGCGCCCGCGCCAAATGCGTTCCGTGCCGCCGGAGAATTCCGCGAACACGGAGACGACAGAGCCGAGCACTACTTGGCCCGTGATGGCTTGGTATTCGGCGGGCGTGGCGGCAATCTCGAAGGACATCACCGGCAGCGAGCATTGCCACGTCCGAAGCTGCAATCCCCACCCGGACACCACCGGCATCCGCGTCATGGCCCACCCGCCGGAGCCGTCCGAGGTGGCGACGGTCGCGCCGGCCCACGAAAGCCGGATGCGGATGGACTCGCCCGCTTCGATGGCGGCGACGAAGGCCGGGCTCCAACTCACGGGCGCATCCGCGGGATTCGTCCCCCGGCTTGTGCCGGCGCGTTGAAGGCGCTGCGTTGGATGGCGTCCAGCGCGCCGGGCGCGACGCCCACGCCTTCGGGGCGGAACCGACGGAACACGTCCCCGAGGGTTACCGACGTGGCGGACGGGGTGACGCCGACCCCAGCGAGCACAATGCCGCCCACCTGAAAGGCGTCATGCAAGGCCGTCAAGTCGGCCGGACTCTGCACAAGGTCCAGGGCCAGGGTGAACACGAAGCCGCGCTCGGACTGGAATAGGGGCCGCGCCGCTTCGGGGGCGAGCCGGAGCGCGGGAAAGCATCCCCAATGCCGGACGATGGGCGACCTAAGCCGGTGGTCATAGGCCACCTTGTTGTCAAGCGTCAAGGTCGGCGCGCTAAACGAAGCGACCGTCCCGCCCTCCCGCCGGAATTCGGGGAGGGCGCTCGACAGAACCACCCGGTCATCCGCCGCGGGCGCGGCCGACGGGGCGAGCCCGGACAGGATGTTCGTCCCGAACAGGCTTAGGCCGGTGCTGTACGGCGCCGTCCCCGTCACCGGGTAGGCATAGGCGGCGGCCTCGTCCAGCGCGAAGGTGACCGCGCCGCCGCTTTCGAGGTGCCATAGAAGCGACTCGGCTTCATCCCGCCAAGTCGAGCCAGCCGCCCGCTCCGAACGGCGCTCCACTACAATCCGGACACGCTCATACCCGGCATGGATGGCGGTCTTTACGCCGCCGTCCAAGGACACGGCCGAAGAGCGCGCATAGACCGTATCCACCTGCAAGTCATTGGGCGCGACGAAAGCGGAGAGCTTGCGCACCGGGGAGGCGGGGTCGGGGTAGAACCAGAGGGCGCCGGCCATGCGACAGCCTAACCCACAACGCGGCCGAATGGGCGCCGGCCGCGCTCGACAGCGAGCACAAGCGCCGATTCACCGATGGGCCGGAAGGGGAAGTCCAGAGACGGCCCACGGTCGCCACCGGCCAACCGTTCGACGGTGCGCGCGCTTGCCGCCTGCGTTGTCGCGCCCGACGCCGGCACCACGGTTTCCCCGCGATGGAGCATCATCCACCCGTCTTCCGCGACATACGCCGCGCCCGACGCAAGGCCCCGCCGCCGCCGCCGCCGCTCCCGGCGCTCCTGCCGGTCTTCCCGGCTTTCCCGGTCGAACGGATTGATGCGCTCGAAGAATTCGAGAAGCACGGAGCCAAGTTCGCGCGCAATCTCGAACGGGAGTTTGAGAAGCGCGGGGATAAGCTCGGTAACGATTGCCTTTCCGAGCGCGGGCAAAACCCGGATAAGCAGTTCGGGAAGCTCCTCGATGCCCTTTGTGATGCTTTCGATGCGCGCTTCCTGCGCACGCTGGACCCCGGCGGCGCCTTGCTCGCCAAGCCCGGCTAAGCCGTTGGCGACCGCGGAGGCCGATTGCAGGATTTGCTTCGCGCCGGGAGGGGCGACGGCCGCCGCGAATTCCAGCGCCGTGCCGCCGCCGCCCGCGAAGGATGCACCCGCTTGGATTATGCCCTGCCGGCGGGAGGCCCGTTCCGCCGCCGCCCGTTCGGCGCGCTCCGTCTCCGCGCGTTGTTTGGCGATGGCCTCTGCCGCGTCAACGGCGGCCAGCCCGGCGGCCCGCTGCGCTTCGGCCTGCTCGGCACCCGCGGCGCGGGCGGCGTCCGCAAGGGCGTTGATTTCGGCGCGCTGGTTGGCATAGGCCAGGGCGACCCGTTCGGCGTCGGTGAGTTGCGCGCGGGCGAGGTCGGCTTGGATTTCGCCCAACCGGGTAAGCGCGTCTTCACCCTCTTCATAGGCCGTCAAGAGTTCGGAAATCAGCGCATCATCGGTGAGGGGCGCCGCCGCTTCGGCCGCCCGGTCGGCGCCGCCTGCACCGCCGCCGGGCCGCGCGCGCAATTCCGTTGCCCGCGAAACAAGCGCGTCCACCTCGTCTTCCGTGCCGGCCACAAGGTCGCGCAAGAGCAGCCGGTATCCGTCAATCGCGCCGGAGAGGGCGCCGGAGACGCCGCCGCGGATGGCGTCTTGGATGCCGTCCACCGCGGAACGAAGGGCCTCCGCGGCGCCGCCACCTACGCCGGTCACACCGGCCACGGCTTCCGCCGCTTCGGCCGCCAAGGCCAGCACACGGAGGGGCGCGACCAACGCCGTCAAGAGCGACGCCGCCGCGCTTGCGATGCCGGCTATTGTGGCGTCCACGATTTGGCCGATGTTGTCGAGGGCCGCGCCCGCGGTTTGCGCGGCGACCACGCCAAGGCCGGCCAAGAGGCGCGCGCCGTCTTCGACCACCGGGGCGAGGTCTTCCGCGACGGCGACCACCACGGCGGACACGGCCAGCTTTGCCGCTTCGAGCGCGCGGTTTGCCTCCTTGATTTGTTCCACCCCGGCGGCGGAGAAGCCAAGGTCTACCCCGTCCGGGATTTCGCCAAGCGTCGCAGCGAGGTCTTCGGCCGCGCGGACGGCGGCGACGGCCCCGCCCACAAAGACGGTTGCGGCGGCGGCGGCGCCCAAGAGCCCGGCGGCGGTCGCGCCAGCGGGGGTAAGGGCAAACTCCAAGGCGCCCACAAGGTCACCCGCGGCGCTTGCGGCGCGCTCGGCACCGGGCGAGAACACGCCGACGGCGCCGGCCAGACCTTTCAGCGCGGTATCGGCCTTGCCTGCGGCCTGTTGGATGCCTTGGAGCGAGACGCCGCCACCACCGGGACCACCCGCGCCGCCCATCGCGAAGAGGCGGTCAAAGTAGCTTGACAGCACACCGCTTCCGATAGTTGTGGTCCGGGTTCCGCGCGCCCCGAACGCATCGGGCGTCACGCCGCGTGCGCGGATGGACGCTTCCTGACGGTCGGCGTCGGCGGCCACCTGTTCGCGGCGGCGTTGGAGCAGGGCTAAGCCCTCTTCGTCCACGTCGTTCCGCTCTTGGAGCTTGGCGATTAGGGCGTCAATCGCCCGGATTTCTTGGTTTGCTCGCCCGCGGATGTTCCCGAGGCGCACCCGTTCGTCGGCGTCGCGCTGCTTCGCAAGCTCCCTTTCGAGCCCGCCGACTTCCCGGGCGGCGGCGCGCTCGGCTGCGGCCCGCTCTTTGGCCGACTCTTTGACGGCGGCGGCGGCCTCCTGTTCGGCGCGCGTCCGGGCCTCTACCCGGTCGGCCACGTCCCGGAGGGTTTGCGCCTCCCGTTGACCCTGCGCGGCAAGGATGGCGGATTCGCCGCGAAGCTTCGCGCTCTGCTGTGCGAGGGTCGCGATTTGGTCAGCGGTCAACCCGGCGGCGCCGCGCACGGTGTCGAGGGTTTCGGCGGCGGCCAGCATCCGGGAGGCCAAATCTTCCCCGGACTTTGCGGCTTCGGAGGCCCGGCGTCGCACTTGGTCCGCGGAGAGGGCGTAGCCGTCCAGCGATGCGCCCGCGCCGTCGGCCCCCACCTGCACCCGGCCAAGCGAAGCCCGGAAGCGTTGGGCCGCGGAGTCGGCGCCGTTCGCCTGCATCTCGGCAATCGAGAGGGCGCGCGTCAACGATGCGGCTTGCGCGGCGGCTTCGTGCGCGGAGTCGGCCAAGGCGCCAAGCGCGGCGGTCTTCCCGGAGAATTCGATGACGTATCGGACGGGCGTCATACCGGGCTCCGGGCGGCGGCGGCAGCGTGGCCCGCGGCGAAGCGGTAGGCCGTGGCGACCATCGCCCGCGCCGGCGGGGTGAGGCCGGCATAATCCGGGCGGTGCTCGAACGGGAGGTCCGCGCCGACGAAGGCCAGAATAGAGGGCGTCGAAATCCACGGGCCAAGGAAATCGGCGGCGGCCAGAACATCCCGGTACGCGACGCGGAGCACCTCGGCAAGCGCGGCCAAGTCAATCTCGCCAACCCATACATCCCCGGCTTCCGCGTGCCAGTCCACCGCCACCGCGACCGGGCGCCACGCGGGCGGCTCTTCGCCCTCGGCTTCCCAGCGCCACCGAACCGCGCGGGCGGCATCCGCAGCGAGGATATCCCACCGGGCGGGCGCCTCTTCGCCGGGGGCGTCCTTCGTCGCGCGGCGCAGGTAATCCCACGCGGCCGTCGAAAGCGCGCGGGGTAGGCCGCCTTCCAACTCAATCGAATCGAGGGCGCACACCCCAACCCACCCGGCGGCCGTGGCGATGGCCTCCCCGGTCGGCGGTGCCGGGGGCGGTGGCGACGCGGCGCAGAGACGCGCGGCGATGGCCTTTTGGAACGTGGCGAAGGCCAGCATACGCGCGGCCTTCTCCCGAATCGGCCGGGGCAGCAAGAGCGCCCACGGCGCGCGCGGACGGCCGCCGCGGGGCTGTTGCAGTTCGGGGACGGCCGCCGCGTCCACCGCCTGGAACATCGGTTCGCCGCCCTCGCCACGCGCGACAACGCCGACAACGGCTTCGATTACGGCGTCGTCAAGGTCACCCGGCTTCCCCTGGAACACGGCCGCCAATGCCTCCCGGTGCGCCGCCTCTTCCCACGGGAGAAGGCAGCGGAAGCACGCATCCCAAAGACCCCGCGAATCAAGCCGGGTCAGGGATTCCGCCCGATGGACTTGCCACGGGCGGGCGCTCCGGGGGTCCGTCAACGTCACGCGGCGGTGCCTTGCGTCTGGACGGCGGCCGAAAGCGCATTGATCACGGTGCACTTCGCGCCGTAGGTGCCGCCGCCGTGGGCCGCGACGCGCACGCGGAGTTCGGCAAGGCCGACGCCGTTGATGGACTCGGAATGCTCGATAACCTGCGCATTCTCCAAGGCCCACGAAACCGACCGCGCGCCGTTCGTCAGCGTGAGAGTGACGGTGCCCTGCGTCTCCGCAAGAAGGTCCGTCAGAAGCGCAAAGCTCGGCATCGGCATCACGAATTCGATGGTGGCGCCGGTGTTCTGGCCCGGGTACTGCTGTGCGATGCCGACTTCTCCGAGGTGTTGGAGGTCGGGGCTCAGATTCCGGTTGTATTCCACGGTGGCCGACGTGACGTTGTACGTGTTGCCGAGGATGGAAACCGTGGTCGCCTGCTTCGCGAACGGGATGGTGGCCTTCGTCCGGGAGAACGAAGCGGGCGTCTGAACCGGCGTGCCGGTCCAGTCGGTTTCGACGTTGCCGAAGAGGCGCATCGTTTCGACGCAGTAGCCGCCCGCCTGGATTTCCCAGCGGATGGACGCCACCTGCCCGCCGGAGAATTCGAGTTCGGAGAAGGTGCCGTCCTCTTCGGCCATCTCGACAACGCCGCCAAGGGTCGCGGGCTGGTCAATGTCGAGGGTGAAGGTGTGCGTATACGGGCCGCTGCCGGTGGTGGCGACGGAGCCGACGCCAGCGCGGAGAAGCATCCCGTCGTTGTCCATGTCCATCGGCTGGCTAAACTCGAAGTCCACGTACTTCTTCGAGACGAAATCAAGCCGGGTGAGGCCCGAATCGTCCAAACCGAGGTCAGGGACGGTCGTCACGTCGGCGCGGACGATGGGCGCGGAGAGGCCGGAAGGCGTGGTCCAGTAGAGCGCGGCGGACGTGGTAACCCCGTCCCCATAGGCGGATTCGGCGCAAAGGCCGATTGCAAGCGAGCGACCGACAAGGCGGGCCATTGTGACTCCGAATCAGGCAGAGGGGAGGCGGAAGCGAAGAGCGACAAGCCGGATAAGCCGGCGCAGGGTGCCGCCGGTTTCGACCGTCAGGCGAAGCCGGTACGTGTTCGTATCCCCGGCGGAAATCCACGGGAGGATGTAGAAATCGGCGCCGTCGTGAATGATGCGATGGAGCGCCTGGACATACCGGGCTGTGGCGTCGGTGCCGCCGGAGTCGAGAACTTCCACGCGGAACCGGCGGGGCGCCTCATTCTCGGTGCTGTCATTCAGCGTGGCGTCGGCCGCGAACGCTTGGAGCGCGCCGGTCAGCGAGACGGCCACCGGGCGATAGTCGGTGGAGGCGAGGTCCACGGATTCGAGGGTATCGCCCTGGACTACGCCGGCCCGGGTCGGGGTGTCGCCGATGGTTTCGGAGGCGAAGAGCCCGCCGCCATACATCGTGTCCGCGGTGTCGGCAACGGACGAATCCGCCAAGGCCGGGGCCGCTTTCTTGACGTACATGTAAACCACATGCACGTCGCTGGTGGTGACCCCGGAGGGCGTCGTGAACTGGACCCGATATTCGGCGGTCTGGTTGGCGTAGGAGAATGACGCCCGGTTGAAGGCCAGCGGGCCGCCGGTCGCATCGGCGAAGCGGACGCTGTACCCGTTGGAATCGACAGAGGACCAGAACCGGCGCAGGGCCGGGGTAATCGACACCTGTACCCGGATGGCGGTGGACGCGGCGGCGCCCGGGGAAACCGCGATGGGCCACCGATAATACGAGACGGGGGAGAATGCGAAGGCCAAGTCAAGCCCCCAAGGGTGTACGGTAGTCGGCGGACAGCGTGCCGAAGACGGCGACGTGCCCTTCCTCGTAAGCGATAGACAGCGAAATCGAGGGCGCCGGGGAGGTGGCGTCAAGCGTCGAATCCCGGACAGCTACCCCGATGGCTTCCGCGACCCGGGAGGCGACGGCGGCCATATCGGCGCCCGCGGCCACGGCGACGATTGCGGCGACCTCGTAGGTGGCGGAAACCGTCTCGTCAAGCGCGGAGGGCGACGGGGAAACCGACAGCGAGATGGGCCACGCTGCGATAACCGAGCGGCCCGCCGGGGGCTGCAACCGCGTCGGCCGCCCGGTGTACGCCTCTGGCTTCTGCCCGGTCGCCGGCACGCCCTCGAAGGCGAACATGAGCCCGCCCAAAAGGACGCGCACGGCCGCCAAGCGTTCGACGGCGTACAGGGTCAAGCGCGCACCGCGGGCGCGAAGATGGGGCCGCCATCCGCGCCGTCCCCGGCCGAACAGGAAGCAAAAACCATGACGATGCGGTGGCGGCCCATGCGCGGAGTCTACCCCGGAATGCGCAGTCCTGGCAAGCCGTCCGCGATTTCCCCGTCGATGCGGCGCACTTCGGCATCGTGCGCGTCCCGGCCGTAATTCGTCGCGCGGAGGCGGACGGTGCGAACAAGAATCCACAAGGGTTCACCGCGATAGACCATGAGCCAGCCGTCACGGGCGCGAAGGCGGAAGAACTTCATCCCCTCGGAATCGTGTAAAAGCGTGAGAGGCCCGCCCGGGAACCGCTCCCGCGCGCGGCTGCCCGGCACCGGTATCCGCAGGTATTCCATAAAGCGGGGACGGATGACGCCGCCCGGAAGGTAGCCGCTGCCCTCGTCTTGGACGCGGGCGTACCGGATGACGGGCTCGGTTCGCCCCGCGATGAAGCCCGCCCGGATGGCGTCGGGGTGAAACTCTACGAGGGGTTCGACGGAGCGGGCAAGCGAGCCGCCTACCCTGGCTTGCGCGAAGGTCGCCGCGTCGGCCGCCATCCGCTGCGCGACTTTCGCGGCGTATTGTCCGAGGGCGGTTTGCGCCCGCTCGCCAAGGGCAAGGAGCGCCCCCGGCAATTCGTCAAGCGTCAGCGACGCCACGGGAGCTTGTGCGGCGCAAGCTGCGCGCGGAGGTCATCCGGCCACGTCTCCGGGCGGTACGTCTCGGAGGGCTGCCCGACCCCGGATTCCCCCTGCCGCCCGCGCCGCCGGTCCACGTCCAAGGAGAAAGCCACCAGGCGCCCGGCCGCGTCTTCCACGGCGCCGGGAACGGTGGTCCAGCCGGCAACGTAGGTCACTCGATACCACGATTCCGCCGACCAGCGCGCGCCCTTGATGGCGTCGATGCGCACGCGGGCGGGGTCCGAGCCGTCGCGGAGGGTGTAGTAATCGGCCTGTACGGTTGTCCACGTCGAACCGTCGCCGGATTCCTCGATGCTGGTCACCGACGCCACCGGGGAGAACTGCGGCACAAGCCGGGATTCGTCGCTCCACGGATTCCACGCCCAATCATAGGGCCCGAAGGTCCAGACGCGCGACGCCGAATCCCAATCCTCGCCCCCGGCGGGGAAGCCGAGGTGGTGAAGAATGGCCGCCGACAGCGCGTCAATCCGCGCCAGCACGGCGGAATCGTCAAGCGGGACCACGGGGCCGGAGCCCTGATATCGCGCGCGGTACGTGTCAAGGGTGACAAGGCGGACGGTCATGGCGCATCCTACCACGGCGCGGCGCCGGGCGCCCGTAGGTGTTTCGCGGGGTTGCTTGTCCGGCTTTGACGCGGGCGGGGCCCCGTGCTACGGCTTACCCACGGACGGCGAACATCTAAGGCGCGTCGTCCGTAGGGATGGCACCCGCCCCCGCTCGGAATGGTCCGGGCGGGGGTTTCTCTTAGAGGAACGCCGGGATGGCCGCGCCGGGCACCGGGGCGGCGCAGATTGCCCGGAGAAGCCCGCCTTGGACGGCCGGCGCCGACGCGGACAAAAGCGCGGCAAGCTGCGGCGCTGTCTGGCTTAGGCCGGAAACCGCGGTCGCCTTGACGGTCGGGAGCGTGCATCGCACCTGCCACCCCGCGCCGGAGCCCACGATATCGCGCACGAAGTCCGCGACGCCCGCGGCTTCTTGGTCCGTTAGCGGGTCAGCGTGCGAATGGTGGCCTAAGTCAGCCGAGCCCCATGCAAGGCGCCAACGGCGGCCGACAGCAAGCGCGGACTCCACGGCGAAAAGCTCCACGTCAGACGCCGCGCGCGGAGGTCGAATGCGCCGCAGCCACAAGGGCGTCGGCCTCTGCGTCCCCTCGCACGTCGCGCACTACGTCAGCGCACGCCAGAACGGCCACGGCGACCGCGGAGCGCACGCGCGCCACGCGCACCGCCGGGTCAATCGGTGCGCCTCCTGCGTGGATGGGCTGCGGAGGTGGTGCCGTCAGCGTGGGCGCGTGCGAGGGCGGCGACGGAGAGCGCAAGATCATGGACGGCATCTTCGATGGCCTCCATTCGGCGTAGGAGAATGACCGCGCCATCGGGACCGCGCGCGGCAAGGGGAGAAAGGTCTGCGTCTGGACCGGCGGCCCGGCGATTACGGACGTGTTCCGCGGTCCACGCGGCAACGCCGGCAGCCAGGGCGGCGCCAAGGTATCCCCACGGGTCCGAGCCCGGAGGTGGGCCACCGACAACGGGCGGCGCGGCGGCATCCTGCGCGAAGGCCAAGGCCAAGAATAGCAGCATCATTCCGCAATCTCCCAATGCGGGCCATCGGGGAAGCGCACCCAATCGCCGCCCCAAACGAGGCGCAAGCCAGGGAACAACCCCTCCCGCTGCATCGCGGCCCATTCGGCTTTCACAAGCGGGGCAAAGGCGTGGTACGCCGGCCAATCCCAAGTGACCGCGCCGCCGACAAGGGGCGCCACGTCAACCGCGCGCGACGGCTGCGCGTTGTGCTTCGACGTGGGCCACCGAAGGCGGGACGTGCCGGCGGCGAAGGCGGCATCCTGCTCCGGCTTTCCCCGGAAGCCGCAAAGCACGGTCAAATCCGAGGGCAAATCGGGCCGCAGAATCACCCGCTCGAAGAGGGCGCGGAGGGCCGGATGGCACGTCGCAAGCCGGCCAAGCGACCGCGCGCCCCATTGGTAGCGGGGGCCGTTCATCCGGCGTCCCCGTCTTCGTCGGCCGGGGCGGTCCCGTCACGCTCGGAGCGCAGCGCGTCCAGCACAAGCGCGGCGGCGCCGACAAGCGCCGAAATCTCGCCCGGCGTCAAGCGGCCATCCACAAGGGACATCCCCACCATGCCGACAAACCGCGCGATTTTGCGGCGCGTGGACCGCGTAAGCCGCTTCACGGCCGGTCCAGCGCGGCCACGGCTTCCGCAATCGGCCGGGCGACGGCGCGACAGTCCGCGGCGGGCGGGGAGGTCGCGGAGGCCGGGTCATAGCTCGCCACAAGGGCGTCGGCCTGCGCAGCCGTTAGGCGTGCCCTAAATTCGATATGCTCGATGCCCGCATCGTCGTAAATGCCGCGCTGCACGTCAAAGACCAGCATGGGCTAACTCCAACGCATGATGCGGATTTTGCGCCAGACACAGACAGCATCTTCGACCCAGAACGCCGGTTTGGGCGGCCCGGCCGGGTAGGTCAGGCTGCCCGAAGTCCACGTACTGACGGGCTGCGAGTACCTGCGCGGCCCAAAGCCGAAGCCCGAGGGGTCGGTCGGGAGCGAACCGGCGTTCATATACACAGTCTGTCCACCGGGGCCGACAACCATCGCCGCCGAGTAGTTGCCCGAAAAGGCCGTGGTTCCCGACGATACCGCCGTTCCGATGGTAGCGGCGGAGTTGTAATACCTTGGGGCGATTGCGTAGGTGGTTCCGCTGAGCGACCACCGGCCGCCGAAGTTGTGGTTTGCGTTGACGTTGGCGTTCACCGTCGCAGCAGTGGCGAGGATGGTGCCGCCTGAGATGATGCTCGTGAAGCCAAATTCGATCAGGATTGCCAGCGTTTCCGTGTCCAGGTCCGCGCCCAGCGTGGCCCAGTCGATGTTTACGAACGCCGACCGGATGCCCCCCCCGGACCCGGCGAAGATAACGCCGGAGCCGTTAGTGGGCGTCAAAGAGCCAGTCCCGCTCCCGAAGATGGTTTTGAGCGTCAGGAACGCCGCGCCGCCCACGGTAAGGGCCACGTCGCCGCCGGTCGCCGTGACCGCCGTAGCCGTGTCCACGGCCGTAAGGTCATACTCTGCGAGCGTGCCCCAGCCCGGCGCGGGGGCGGCCGTGCCGACCCCCACCGACAGCACCACGTCGGCCACCTGCCCGTCGGCTCCGGTACCCCGGAGACGGACGGCGTAGGACCGGCCGTCCGAAAGCCCGGAGGCAATCGAGACGGAATAGGGCCCCGCGCCCGAGCCGGTGACGGTCGCGGTCACAGCGCCGCCCGCGGAGGGCGTGACGGTCGCGGTCACGGTCACCGAATCAGACCAAGAGCCGATGGACGTGCTGCCAAGCGCCGTTGTGCCGGAGGCCAAAACCTGCGGCGTGGGGGTCGAAGGCGGGGTGAGGTCGGGACCACCGCCGCCACCACCGCCGCCGGACGCGCCGCCGGCCATCGCCAGCATGGACGGGATGCAAACGCTCATCACGATTGCCGCGAATTGACGGTGACGGTGCCGCTCCCGCCGTGGCGACGGGCCTTGATGACGCGGCTACCCGAAAGCGGGCCGCCCCATTGGCCTACCAGCGTCCACGTATCGGCGGCGACGTGAACCCAATCCGAAGACCCGGGCCCCTGGACTTCGCCTTTGTGTTGCTCGAAGAGCACGAACAGAGCGGAGGCCAGCTTGGAAACGGTGATTTCCGTTCCGGTGGTGGCGTCCACGCTGGCTTCGGTTTTCGTCTGGTTCGGCACGTCGTCAAAGGTCGTAGCCATAGGGGCACCATAGCACGCGGGGGCGACAGATGCCGCCCCCGCCGGTCAAGGGGAGGGCGTCAGTTGATGGGCTGGACGAACCACGTAACCGCGGCCTCGGTGGCCTTTCCGCTGCCGCCCTTGGCGACGACGAATTTCAGATTCCCACCCGCGGCGACGATGGCGTTCGCCGGGTCCACGGTGAGGGCAATCGACGTATCCGCCGTGAGGGCGCCCTGATTCGCGGCGCGGGAATCGTAGCCGGTGGTGCCGGTAACGTCCGAGTCCACGTAATCCGTATTGTCGGCGGCGATGCCGTCGAAGTCCACGATGCGGACCTCCACGATGCGCGCGCGGTAGGGGATGACGACGCCGACTTCGGCGGTGCCGGCCGCGTTGGTGACCACGGTCCCGGAGGTGAAAGAAGCGTACTGCATTGGATTCTCCACGAAGGGGAAACCCGCCCCGGCATAAGCCGGGACGGGCGGGGGCAGGGTCAGATGTCGAGGCCGTAGACGCGGAGGGCGGTCTTTCGGGCGCTCGGAACCGGGTTGAAGAACCGCTCGTGGTAGATGCGGCTCACCTGCACAGCGTCGGTGCCGGGGATGTTCTCCACCTTCGTCGAACCGTGGCCGGGGCCCTGGACGCGGACGATGGCGGACATCGCGGCCAGGAACGCGGCGTTCTTGCCGCCCGTCGCGTTCGGGATGCCGGCGGTGGAGTAGCTGCCGGAGCCGACGAAGGCGTGCCGGTAGATGGGCGTCCCGTCGTAGAGGCGGCCGACAAGCCACGGATTCGCGGGGTCCGAAACCGGGGTGACGAACACCTGACCGCCGGCGGTGAGGGTGTTCAGCGCCATGAGCGCGCGGGCGGCCTGGAAGTCCAGCACGTAGCCGGTGCCGGGGAGGTAGTGGTACTGCTCCCGGATTTTGGCCATCGCCAAGTTGTGGAACTTCACGAAACCGGCGACCGTGGCCAGCCATTCCGTCTCGGAGGCCATGCCGAAGGTGGCGTCGTCGAGGTCGTTCGACTGGTCCGAAGCCATGCCGACAAGACCATCGCAGGTCAGGAGCATATCATCGGTGCCGCCGGACTCAGCCAGAACGCGCCCGTCCACGTCGATGGCGGCGGTGGTGGTGGCGGTGGACTGGCCGATGAGGGCCAGACCGGCGGCGCCGTAGACGTGCGACGCGGGGGCCGACTCGGACTCGCCGTGCAAGAACAGGAGGTCGCGGGTCGCAAGCTCGGCCAGGATGGCGGCGCGCTGGTGCGTTTCGAGAACATCCCAGGTCACGCGCGGGTCGATGAGGTCCACGGCGTCGATGATGGACGAATGCACGCCGCGGGCGCCCGTCACGCTGGCCTTCGAAACGGCCAAGTCGGTAAGGGCGTATTGGCCGAAGACGTTCGAGGTCTGCCGGCCCTGCTGCCGGAAGCCGCCGATGCCGGTCAGGAGGCGAACCGAAAGGTTCTCGGTGGCGTGCAGGCTGCCGCCCATGACGGGGATGGAGAGGCCAAGGCCGGCCTGCGAAGCGGTCGCCGTGAGGTCCATCACGTCGGCCATGATGTCCTCCGCAACCCAGTCAAGCCACGCGCCGGAGGTCGCCGCGGAGGACGAAGCCAGGGTGCCGGCGGCGCGGTGGCCGATGTTGGCGAGCACGCCGGAAAGCGCGGACTCCAAGGCCGGCCGGATGGACGCCGGGGCGCTGCGGACGGCGGCCGAAGCCTCGCCAATTTCGCGGGAGAGCGGGGCGAGCCCGCCGCGGTAGCCGACGCGGGCGAGGGCGGCCAGACGGCCAAGCGGCTTCCGCGCGGCGGCGGCGGCCTTGGCCTCCGGCTCCGGGAGAAGGCCGGCGGCGGACTTGTCGAGAAGGCCGGGCTTGGAAACCCGCAGGAGGGCGGGCATATCGCCGACGCGGATTTCGGTGTCGGTGGTCACCGGGGCGAGGGACAGCGAGCCGTCGGCGTTGCGGAAGGCGTCCAGCCCGCCGGCCTTGGCCGCGGGGGCGGCGCCGCCGGCAAGGGCGGCCTGCACGGAAGCGGCGAGGTCGGCCGTCTGCGTGGACGTGGTGTCCAGCTTGGCGGCGATTTCGGTGATGGCGGCGCGCACGCCGTCCGGGGTCGCGAGGTCGAGCGGCATTTGCGGACTCCTATCGTTGGGCAGGGTAGCGGCACAAAAGCCGCGTGTCAAGGACGCCGCATCCACGCGGCGAGGTGATCAATCGGAGAGGCGCCAAGCCACGCGGCCAGCGCATCGGGGGCGGTCTGCTCGCCCTTGGTTTCTGCATCGGCGGAATCCATGGACGTAACCAGCGAATCGGACCAAGCCACGGCCGGGTCACCGCCCCACAACGCCCACGCCACGCGGCCGGGCGAGGGATAGCCGGGCTCGTCGGGCCGGAAGCCTTCGCCCTCTTTGTCGGCGGCGTGCCGGGCAAACCACGCTTTCATCGCGCGGGCTTTCTCCGGGGAAATATCCTCCCCGTCGGCCATGCGGCGCGCCCATGCCACAGTTTCCGGCTGCAACCCGTCCCCGGATTCTCCCGCTTCGTGCCATTCGAGGCCCCGGCGGAGTTCTTCGCGGACGCCCTCCGGGGGCGAGAAGTCGATGCCGGGGTAAGCCGGGGCGAGGGTCGCGGCCTCTTCGGCGGGCTCTTCGGCGGGCTCTTCCGGCGCGGGCGCGGCGGGCATCCCCTCCAAGAGCGCCCGAAGCGGGTTGTATTCGATTTCCCGGTGCGCCTGGACCACCGCCGCGGGGAGGTCCATCCCATGCGCAAGGTGCAAATGCGAGACGAGGGCGCGAAACAGGGAGGCGCCCGCCGTGTCTTCGTCGCTGTCGTCTTCGTCCATACCGAGCGTCATTCCCGACACGCGGGAATCGGCGTCCGCTGCGACGGAAACCAAGGACGCCTCGTAGACTTCCAATTCCCGCGCGAAGGTCTTACCGGATTTCTCTTCCCACTTCGCGGAGAAGCCGATGGAGACGCCCCAAAGAAAGCCGCCGTCTACAAGCGCCTTCGCCTCTTCGGCGTCGGGCGTGGGCGCCCAACGAATTCCACCGGCCGACATCACGCCGTCTTCGATGCGGAGGTCGGTCCACGCGCCGACAACCCGGGCGCGGTCATGCTCCCGCAGCACCGGCATTTCCCCGGCGGCGCTCATGCGGACGCGGGCGCCCTCGAAGTCCACGACAAGCGCGCCATCATACGCCTTGCCGGAGTTGAGGATGTAGCGCCCGCCGCCGTTATCAGCGAGCGAGAAGCAGGCGCGGCCCCTGGGATTGCGTCGCATCGGTTACCCCGGCCGGAATATCAATCCCGGCAAGTTGATAGGCCGTCGCCACGGGTAGCCCGTTGCGCACGTGAATTTCTGCAAGCTTGGCCCGCCGCTCTTGGTCTTCGATTTCGGCATCCGCCGCATCGCCGGACCAATCCGAGGCAAGGTAAAGGTCGGTCGAACCAAGCCGGTCCATTAGCGGCTGAAACGCCGTCCAGACCACGCCGGACAACGCATGAAGCATCGCCCGATATGCGCGGTGCTGCTCTTTCGCGGCCGAATCGTTGGTCACGCTGCGATTCCAGAGAACCGGGGCGAGGCCCAACGCGCGGATAATGCTGTCCAGCATGGCGTTTTGCAGCGCCAATACGTCGGTTTGCTCTTTGCTTTCCGGCAAAGACTCGAATTCGGCGCCGCGCAAGGCGACGTGATAGCCGGTCGTCTCGTAGAACCGACGCATAAGCCGGAGAGAACCGGCCACCTCATCCGGCGGGGTTTCTCCCGGCCAGCGAAGGCCAATCGAGGCAATCGGGCCGCGGGGCCGGTCGCGGAGATACGCCGCGTCACGGGCCGCGCGCTCGAAGTCGGGGTAAAGCGGCGCCAGCGGAGAGACGCCGAAAACGCCATCCTGGCCTGTTCCGTAGCGGTTGACCGCCGCGTGAAGCACGTTCGACGGCGCGATGTACCGCGTCCCGTCGGGCCCCTCGTAGCGGTAGGCTGTGACCGTGGCTTCCGCGCGGTCGAGTTCGGCGTAAAGGTCCGTCGCATCCCGCAAGACCAGCACGCCCGCGCGCGGGGTGACCGGGGTAGGACGGCCCAAAACCTCGACAAGCGCGTTGCCCGTCAAGAGCACGTCCGCGATTAGGCGCTCCACAAGCTGCTCCCGGGTGAATCCGGGGGCAGAATCCAGAAGCGCGAAGACGGGGTGTTCCCGCGGCGTCGGGTCGGCCTCGGTGCGCACAATGACGGGCCGCGCCGCGATTTCACGGGCGATGCCGGCGACGGCGGCCAGCGCATCCGGGTTGGCGAGAATGGCAAGCCGGAGCGCGTCCGTTTGCTGCGACCGCGTGGCGACGTAGGGCCCGGCCGCGTAGTAGTCGGCGGGGATGGCCGCGGGAACGCCGGGCGCCCCGGGCTTTGCCGGCAGTTGCTTTTGCGGACGCATCGCGCCGCCAACCCACGCGAAAAGCGAACGGACGGCCAACGTCCAATCAAGCCGGGCGGGGGAAATGTCGGCAGGGCCGCGCATGGCCGGAGGCTACCACGCGCGGCCCCCGGCCGCAAGCCGCGGTTACTTGGCTTCCCCTTCGTCCACCACGCGGGCGAGGTCGCCGGCCGGGAGGTCATCGGGGGCGAAGTCCGGGGGAAGCTCCGGCAGCATCCGCTGTGCCGGCGGCGCGGCCACGGCGGCGGGCTGCACCTCGGCTTCCGCCGTCTCCGTGTCGTCGGGGAGGTCGAGCGGGAGCGCGCCGCGGGCCACCACCTCCCGAATCGCGGCGCCTTGCGCCATCTGCACCGGCCACGCTTGCCACGGCCCACCGCCGGCCATCCGGGACGCGCGGCGGCGGGCGGCGATGGTCCCGACCGGCACCCAAAGCGCGACGCGCTGCGCGGGCGCGGGCGGGCGGATGACCACCACCACGCCAGCGAGGTCATCCCAAGACGTGACGGCGGCCGTCGGGTCCGAGGGCGGGCACGACAGGACTTCGCCGAAATCGACGCGGAGGCCGGGGAGGTCGGCGCGGGACACGGGGACCGTGTGCACGCCCCATCCGGCGCGGGCGGCGATGATGCTCATGCCCCGGTGTGTCAGGCGCCATTGGAGTTCGGGCGCTTCGTCGCGGCGCGCGGCCTGCGGGACCAAGTAGACCGCGGGCGCGTGGCCACCGGGGTAGAGGTCGGCGAGGGCGCATTGGGCGATGGCGCCGGCAACCGAAGCCGGGGTGCAGCCGTAGAGTGCCGACGGGTCGCGGGCGGCGCGGGCGGCGGCGGCGAAGGCCAGACCGACGCGGGCGGCGGCCTCGGTGGCGCGCGGGTGATGGGCGAGGATGGCGCGGGCGGCGGACTCCACCTGCGCGCGGAAGATGGCGGCCGGTGGCCTGTTCTGGACTTCGCTCATTCGGTGCTCCTGTTCTGGACTTTGAGTGCGCCCCGGCGGTCGGCGGACAACCGGTGCGACGGGGTTAGGATAGCATTGGCCCCCGCGCCCGTCAAGCGTGCGAGGATGCGGGGGCGGAGGTCGGCAATCGCGGCGGCGGCCTCGGACTCTTGCGCCCTGGCTTCCGCGAAAGCCGCGACCAACGCGGCGTCTTCGTCGGTGCCATCGATGGTGGCCGGCCGGGGCGGAAGCCGGGAACGAAGCTCGGCAAGGCACGCCGCGCTTACGTCCGGGTCGGGCTCCCGGCGCTCCAAGAGGATGCGGCGGCGGGCCGCGCCGACGTGGGCCACAACGCGCGTAGCCCAGCGAAGGCCGGCGGGTGTCGCCTCGATGCGCACCGCCCGACGCCACGCCCACCCGGACGAAGCCACGAGAACGACGGCGGCCACGGTGATGCCGACGGCGTGAAGCGCGTACATCTGGCACGCAGCTTGCACGGCGTACTGCGGCGGGACGGGCACGCCCTCTGCGTCGGGGTCGCGCACCACCGCGTCTTCGTCGGGCCAAGCGTCAAGGGTGCGTGGCGCCTTCGTCTCGATGGCGACGCGGCGGCCGTCGGGCTCGATGCCGAGCGCATCGGGCGTGACGGCGAGCCAACCGGCGCGGGCCCGGAGAAGCGGAAGCCGGGGAACGGTGTCTTCGTCGGGCGCCCAAAGACCGTCCGAGCCCCAAAGATGCACCCCGGCCTCTGCCGCCCAAAGCGCGGCGGCGGTCGCTTCGACAAGGTGCCCGCGCCGGGCGTCGGCCTCTGCCGGCGGGTTGCCCCCACCGACGGCGCCGGAGGTCCACGAATCCCACGGGGACGCCCACGGGGAGAGGCCAAGGAGCCCCGCCGCGTCCGATGCGCCCACCTCGAAGGCGGGGGCGCCGCTGCGGCGGTCGGCGGCCCATTCGGCGCGGGTCTGGTAGATGCGAAGGCTCATGCGCGGTTCGCTTTCAGCGCGCGACGGGCGCCGGCCGCGCGGATGCGCGGGGGGCAGGCGGCGCGGATGTGGGCCGGCATGTCGGCGCGGCGGCGGCCGATGGCCAGCAAACAGAGGGCCACGGTGGCGTAGTCGCCGGCGCCGCCGGCTTCAATGGCGAGGGTGCGGAGGTTGGTGTTAGTCATGGTCGGCTCCTGTTCGCCGGGGCGCACCGCCCCGAACACGAACACCATATGTTCGCACCCCGCGCCCGTCAAGCGGTTGACATACGCTTGACAAGTCACCCGGCGGCGCGGGAGAAGAGCGACAACGCCCGCTCGGCATCGGCCAGCGAAAGCCCGCCCGTAGACGCGCTTTCCAACCG